ATGGCAGATCATTTTTTACACGGGGTCGAGGTCGTTGAAATCGACAACGGCCCGCGTCCCATTCGTACTGTCCGATCTTCGGTGATCGGCCTTGTCGGCACCGCACCGGATGCCGATGAAACATCCTTCCCGCTGAACACCCCGGTGCTGATTGCCGGCTCGCGCCTGGAAGCAGCCAAGCTGGGTGCTACCGGCACCTTGCCGATGGCCATCGACGGCATCTTCGATCAGGCCGGCGCGCTGGTGGTGGTGATCCGTGTGGCTGAAGGCGCAACGGAGGCCGAAACGCAAACGAATGTCCTCGGTGGCGTCGATGCGGACGGCCAGTACCTCGGCCTGCAGGCACTCTTGGCGGCTCAGTCGGTGGCCAAAGTCACACCGCGCATCCTGATCGCCCCGGGTTTTACGCATCAGCGCCCCCAAGACCCTGACTATCCCGATGACGAGACCCGCCAACTGGCGAACCCGGCCGTGGCGGAACTGCTGGGCATTGCCGAGCGCCTGCGCGCGGTGATCATCGCCGATGGCCCCAACACGACGGACGCTGCTGCCATTGACTACCGCGAGGACTGGGGTTCACCGCGCATCTACGTGGTCGATCCGCACGTCAAGGTGATGAAGAACGGCGCCGTGGTGACCGAGCCGGTCTCCGCCCGTGTTGCCGGTCTGATCGCCAAGATCGACAACGACCGAGGCTTCTGGTGGAGCCCTTCGAACAACGTCATCAACGGCATCGTCGGCAGCCACCGGCCGGTGGATTTTGCGCTGGGCGATCCGAACGCCCGGGCGAACCTGCTCAACGAGAACGAGGTGGCCACCATAATCCAGGAGGATGGCTACCGCCTGTGGGGCAACCGCACCTGCTCCTCGGACCCCAAGTGGGCGTTCCTTTCGGTGCGGCGCACCGCCGACATGATCAACGAGTCGCTGCTCAGAGCACACCTCTGGGCGGTGGATCGCAACATCACCAAGACCTACGTCGAGGAAGTGACCGAAGGCGTGAATGCCTATCTGCGTCAACTCAAAGCCCAGGGCGCCATCCTCGGTGGCAAGTGCTGGGCCGACCCGGATCTGAACTCGCCGACTTCGATTGCGGACGGGAAGATTTACTTCAACTTCGACTTCACCCCGCCGTATCCGGCCGAGCACATCATCTTCCGCTCGCACCTGGTTGATGACTATCTGGAGGAAATTCTGTAATGGCTATCGAACTGCCCCGCGTGCTGAAGAACATGAACCTTTTCGTCGACGGCCGAGGCTACGCCGGGCGTATCGACGAGATTCAACTGCCCAAACTGACCTTGAAGACCGAGGAGCACCGCGCCGGCGGCATGGATCTGCCGGTGGAGATCGACCTCGGTATGGAAAAGCTCGAAGCCGAGCTGACGATCGCCGATCACGATCCCGAGGTCTTCAAGCTCTTCGGCCTGCTGGATAACGCCGCGACGCAAATCACCATCCGGGGCGCCATCCAGGCGCAGGGATCGGAAGCCAAGCCCGTCATCGTCAATTTGCGCGGTGGCTGGAAGGAGCTCGACGCCGGTACCTGGAAGCCCGGTGACAAAAGCACCCTCAAGGTCTCGGTGGCCGCCAGTTACTACAAGCTGACCATCGATGACGAGGAGTTGATCGAGATCGACGCCATCAACCTGGTACGCAAGGTGGGCGGTACCGATCAGATGGAAGCCATTCGTGCCGCGATTGGTTTGTGATGAACGACATGGAGAACATCGAATGAGCACTGCCGAACGCATCAAACTCAACTTTCCCATCGAGCACGATGGCGTCCCCATTGCCGATATTGCCCTGCGCCGTCCCACCGTGGGAGACCACCTGGCCGCGCAGAAGTCGGCGGGGACCGATGCCGAGCGCGAGATCCGGCTGATTGCCAACCTCGCTGAGCTGCCGCCGGCTGCGATCCACCAGCTCGATATGAAGGACTACGCTGCCTTGCAGAAGGTGCTGGGCGGTTTTTTGCAGTGAATCCGGGTGAGCTCTCCGCCCTCGTGGTGGAGCTCGCCCTCTATACCCACTGGCCTCGATCCGAGTTGCTCGCCCTGGAGGTGAGTGAGTTGGTCGAGGCCTTGTCATTGGCGCGACGCCTGTCTGCCGTTCCATCCTCCTGAGGTTTCTTCATGGCCACAGCGCATCCCGTTCAGATCAGTATCGGTGCCACGCTGGCGGCCTCGCTCGGCTCGGCCGTGCGCGGTGCCCAGGCTCAGCTGAATCAGCTGGGTTCGACCATGGCGGAGCTGGGCAACAAGCAGTCGGGCATCCGTCAGCTGGAGACCCTGCGCAGCCAAGCTCGAGATGCGGCACTGGCCATGCGCGCGGCGCAACAGAAAGTCGCCGGCCTGGAAGGGAACATGGCCAACCAGGGTGGTGAACCCAGTGCCAAGCAGGCCCGCGAACTGGAGCGTGCCCGTGCCGCCGCCGCTCGGGCAGAAGAGGCCTACCGTCGCCAGCGCTCGGCCGTGGATGAACTTTCGGGATCGCTGCAGCGCGCAGGGGTCAACACCCGCGCCATGGGCACCGAGTCGGCACGCCTGGGCAGCCAGTTGGAGACCCTGCGCTCTCGCACCGAAGCCCTGACGCGTGCCCAGCAGGCCCAGGCCCGTAATCTGGAGAACCGCAGCGCCTACCGCACTCAGATGATGGACGCCGTGGCGCTGGGCGGTGCGCTCTATGGTCTGGTGCAGCCGGCGGTCCAGTTCGAGTCAGTCATGGCCGACGTCAAGAAGGTGGTGAACTTCGACACTCCCGAGCAGTTCGGGCAGATGTCCAAAGATGTGCTCTTGATGTCGACGCGCATCCCGATGGCGGCCGACGGCATTGGGGCCATCGTCGCGGCTGCCGGTCAAGCCGGTATCGCCCGGGAAGAACTCCTGCGCTTTGCTGAGGATGCCGCCAAGATGGGCGTGGCCTTCGATCTGTCGGGCCAGCAGGCGGGTGCGGCGATGACGGGTCTGCGCTCGATCTTTGGCCTCACCCAGGACGAGGTGGTGAAACTCGGAGACGCCATCAACCACCTCTCGAACAACATGGATGCCAAGGCGTCCGATCTGCTCAACATCGCCAACCGGGCGGGCTCGACAGCCAAACTCTTCGGCCTGTCCGGCGCACAGCTCAACGCCCTGGGCGCGACCTTCCTCGCCTTAAAGACCCCACCCGAGGTCGCTGCGACCGGCATAAATGCGCTCTTGATGAAGTTGGCAACTGCCGACAAACAGAACGAGCGCTTCCAGCAGGGCTTGCAGGACATCGGGCTGTCGGCCGAGGTCATGAAAGAGATGATCGGCCGCGATGCCCAAGGGGCGCTGACCACCTTCCTGCGCCAGGTCAAAAACGCCCCCGACCTGATGGGCACGCTCTCGGATCTCTTCGGCATGGAGTACGCCGACGACATCGCCAAGCTGGTGGGTTCGATGGACACCTACGAGAAGGCGGTGGGTCTGGTCGCTGATCAGACCGCCTATGCCGGCTCGATGCAGGCAGAGTACGAAGCACGCTCGGCCACCACCGCCAACAACCTGCAGCTCTTGAAGAACCAGATGAGCCGGCTGGGCATCACGGTGGGCAATGCACTGCTGCCGGCCCTGAACAACTTGGTGGGCGCACTGATGGCGCCCATCGAAGGCATCACAGCGTTGGCAGAACGTTTCCCCATCGTCACGCAAGTGGTGGTGGGCACCGTTGGTGCTGTGCTGGCCTTGAAGGTGGCGACCATTGCCCTGGGCTATGCCTGGACCTTCGTGAAGGGGCCGATTCTTGGAGCGCAGGTGGCGTTCCAGTCAGCACGGGCAGGCTTGGCACTGCTGCAGGTGCAGGCGGCTACGACTGGGGCGAGCGCCAGCATTCTGTCGATTGCCTGGCAGCGGCTGCAGTCCGGCTCCCTCGGTCTGATTGCTCCGCTCAAATCGGCAGCGTTGGCCTTCTGGTCGATGCTGCCGGCCATTGGTGCCACCACGGCAGCCTTGCTCGCCAATCCGATCACCTGGATCGTGGCGGGCATTGGCGCGGTGGTCGCTGGCCTCGCGCTGGTGATCCGTAAGTACTGGGACCCCATCGCGGCCTACGTCGGTGGCGTGTTCGAGGGCATTCGCTCCGCCGTGCAGCCGGCGATCAGCAGTCTTTCCACAGCACTGGCGCCACTCGCGCCCATAGGGACGGCCATTGCCAACGTCTTCGGCTTCATCGCCGATGGCGTGAGCCGGGTGGTGGGCTGGATTGGGCAGCTGCTTGCGCCGGTGACACTCACCCAAGACAAGTTCGCTTCGCTCTCGGCCTCGGGTCAATCGCTCGGGGCGGTGATCGGTGGTGTGTTGAGCACAGCTTTTACTGTCTTGACCCTGCCGATCCGTGCCGTGGGCACGCTGGTGGGGTGGGTGATCAACGGCTTTACGGCCCTGGTGTCCTTCTCATCCCTGGCCAAGATCAGCGCCGCTTGGCAGCCAGTGGCGGATTTCATGACCGGTCTGTGGTCGGGTATCACCGCCACCGTCGGTCAAGCCATCGACTGGATAGCCAACAAGATCGGCTGGGTGATCAACGCTGGCAAGCAGGTCGGCGACTGGTTCGGTTCGCTCTTCGGCAGCGAGAAGCAGGCTGTGCCGACATCCACGGCACCAACATTCTCGCGTCCAGCGGCTATGGGTGGCACTGCCGCTCTGGCTGCGCCGCGTCCAGCTGTCGGTACCGCGCCGGTTGGCATCACGCCGATGTCAGCGGGCAGTCCGGCAGTAGCAAACACCCGGCCGATGGCAATGCCTGCTCAACCGCTGGCTGCGCGCGGCAACACCAGTGTGTCGCTGTCGGCCCCGATCACCGTCAACGCACCACCCGGAATGGATGCGCGCGAGATCGCAGCGCTCATCGAGTCGCGCCTGCGTGCGCTGATGCGCGAGACCACCCGAAGTCCGGCAGCGGCGATGTACGACTGATTCTGATCAGACGTTTCCTTTTTTCATTCTTTACCGAGGTGTGCCATGGCCGAACGGGTGATGTTGGGCCTGGGCGAGTTTCGTTTTGAAATCGCCACGCTCGCTTACCAAAAATTCTCACTCAACCAGTCCTGGCGCTGGCAGGAGCAGGCGCGCATCAAGCGTGACCCGGCCCTGCAGTTCGTCGGACGCAACGTTGGCGAGATCGAACTCGACGGCGTGATCTACCCGAGCTTCAAGGGTGGCCTGGGGCAGATCGAAGCCATGAGATCCCTTGCTGACGCAGGCAAGCCGCTGCAACTGGTCGATGGTCTCGGCCGCATCTGGGGCGCCTGGGTGATCACGGAGATCGGCGACACCCGCACCCTGTTTGCGGATGACGGCCAGCCCAGAAAGCTCGAATTTCGCATCAGGCTCAAGGCCTACGGGGAGGATCAGCCATGACCTTACCCATCTTCAAACGCGTGATCACCCGGGATGGGGATGTGCTCGATGACCTCATCTGGCAGCACTACGGGCGAGGCGATGTACTGGCTGCCGTGCTCGAGGCCAATCCCTCACTGGCGCAGTTCCCCCCAGTCCTAAGCGCTGGCCTGGTGATCGAGTTGCCTGAGTTGCCGCTGCCGGCAGAAGCGCCGGTGATCCGGCTGTGGTCATGAGGAGGCATCGATGCAACCGATCTTCCGTCTCTACGCCGACAGCCAAGAGATCACCGCTGCCATCCGCGACCGGCTGATCGAGCTGGTGGTCACCGACGAAGCCGGCATCCAGTCCGATGAGCTGAAACTGACCCTCGATGATCGCCGCCGTGAGGACGGCGCGATTGCGCAGCTGCCGCGCATCGGCACGGTGCTCACGGTGTCGCTGGGCTATGCCGAAACCCGGCTGGTGTCGATGGGGCGCTTCATCGTCGACGAGGTCGAGATGCGCTCGCCTCCGGCTACGCTGACGGTCTCAGCCAAAGCGGCCGATATGGTCGGGCCGTTTCGCAGTCCCAAGACCCGCTCCTGGGATGCGACCACGCTGGGCCAACTGGTCGAGGCCATCGCTGCCGAGCATCGGTACGAGGCCAGGATCGATCCAGAACTCGGCGCCATTGCCATCCCGCATCTGGACCAGACGGCCGAGTCGGACATGGCGCTGATCACCCGACTGGCCGCCAAGCACGATGCGGTGGCCAAGCCTGTGGCAGGGTTTTTCGTACTGGCCAGGCAAGGGGCGATCAAGACCATCACCGGCCAGGTGATGCCAACGATCAAGCTCTCAGGGAGTGATCTGGCGGAGTGGCGCTACCGGCACTCGGCGCGCAAACCCGGCGGGAGTGGCTCCACCAGTGACCGCGACACTTCGACACCACCGACGACAGCAACCGGTGGCACACGCGCGTACTGGTGGGACTTCGAGAAAGGTGAGCGCCGGGAAGTGACCACTGGTCAGCCACCGTTCGAGGAAATCCGCTACGTCCACGCTACGGAAGCCGAGGCCAAGGCCGCCGCAGCCACCCGCAAGAACACTGGGGAGCGGGGACAAGGGGAACTCAGTTTCAGCCTACCCAGTGACCCGAGGCTGGCCGCCGAAGGTCGGCTGTCCATTGCTCTGCGACCCGGCATCCCGACCGACTGGCGCATCAAGCGCGTCGAGCACCGCCTTGGTGCCCAGGGCTACACGACGCAGGTCGAGTGCGAGCGATTCACCGCTTCGCCCGTGCCAGTGACTGACACGCCGACTACAGCCACCACCGAATCCAACAGATAAGGAGACAAGCACTGTGACCCCTGACAAAGACCCTTCAACCTACGGCCTGATCACCTACCTTTGGGTGACCGGGCTGGCCGCCTGGGGTGGCCTGGTCAATTTCTACCGCAAGGTGAAGTCCGGCGAGACCCGGGCATTCAACGTGGTGGAGCTGATCGGCGAGATCGCCACCTCGGCCTTCGCCGGCCTCATCACCTTCTGGCTGTGCGAGGCCGCGCAGTTCAATCCCCTGGTCACTGCCGCCCTGGTTGGCATCTCCGGCCACATGGGCAGCCAGGCCATCTACCAACTGGAGCGCTGGGCGCAGTCGCGTCTGGGCAAGGAGCGGTCATGAACGCTATCGACAACATCCTCGACGAAATCATCCGCCGGGAAGGCGGCTACGTGAATCACCCGTCCGACCGGGGTGGGCCAACGAACTTCGGCATTACCGCACAGACGCTGGGTAGCTGGCGCAAGCTGGGCCGTCCGGCCACGGCGGCTGAGGTGCAAGCGCTAACGGAAACCGAAGCCCGCGCCATCTACCGCCAGCAGTACATCACCGGTCCCGGCTTCGAGGC